AGTACAATAGCCTCCCCACAAGGGAGGCTGTTGATATTAGCCTGTCTAAGCTTGATCTGGTTTCTGAGGATGAATACACAGAATGCTCCAAGTGCATCGAAAGCATCTTTACTGAAACAGATCTTACAGATATCAATTGGCTAGTTGAACAAACCGAAAACCATGTAAAGGATAAGGCGGTTTACAATGCTATCATGGATTCTATCCATATTCTCGACGGAAAGTCAAAGACTCATACAAAGAATGCAATTCCGACTATTCTTTCGAATGCTCTTTCTGTCTCTTTTGACAACCACATTGGTCACGACTATATTGACGATGCTGAACGCCGTTTTCAGTTTTATCATCAAGTAGAGAAGCGTATTCCTTTCGATCTTGAATTCTTCAATGCCATCACTGGTGGTGGTGTTCCGGCCAAGACACTCAATATCGTCATGGCTGGTACTGGCGTAGGTAAGTCCCTATTCCTTTGCCACCATGCAGCCAACTGCCTTGTTCAGAATCTGAATGTTCTTTACATCACCTGTGAGATGGCAGAAGAAAGAATTGCCGAGCGCATCGATGCCAATCTTCTTGACATCACTTTGGATAGCCTCAAAGAACTTCCAAAGAATATTTACGACAAGAAAATGGAAGCTCTCAAGAGTAAGATTCATGGCAAGTTGATTGTCAAGGAATACCCCACAGCAAGTGCATCAGTTGCAAACTTCAAGCACCTTCTGGATGAACTCAAGATCAAGAAGCGTTTCATTCCAGATGTCATCTTCGTTGACTATATCAATATCTGTGCTTCTGCCAGGATCAAGCAGAATGCTAATACCAATAGTTACTTCTACATCAAGTCTGTGGCCGAAGAACTGCGCGGTTTGGCCGTAGAATATAATGTACCGATCTTCTCTGCCACTCAGGTAAATCGTTCAGGATTTGCCAACAGCGATTTCGGTCTTGAAGATACCTCAGAGTCGTTTGGTCTTCCTGCCACAGCAGACTTCTTCTGTGCTTTGATCAGTACAGACGATCTTGAGAATCTTGGGCAAATTCTGGTAAAGCAGTTGAAGAACCGCTACAATAGTGCTACCGTGAACAAGAAGTTCGTGGTTGGTATTGATAGGTCCAAGATGAAGCTCTTTGATGTCAAGCGCGACGATCAAGACGGAATCTCTGATTCAAACCAGAATGATCCTCATGGATATGGTAATGGATATAGCCCTCGCCAGATTCCTAATCTGGTCAAGGTAAATGATTGGAAGATTGAATGAGCGCATACATCGATAAAACCTATATCAATATCGTTTCAAGCAATCTGGGAAAGTTCAAGTGGAAGAAGGACAATCTGGCAAACTGCCGTTGTCCTTTTTGTGGAGATTCAAAGAAGCGCAAGAATCTTGCCCGTGGGTATTTCTACCAGAAAGGCAATGATTTCTTTTACCGCTGCCATAACTGTGGGTACGGAACGAATCTTTATGTCTTCCTAGAAGCTATCAATCCAGATATCGCAAAAGAATATGCATTTAGGAGATTTGCAAATGGAGAAAACGGAAGATCAAACTATAAGAAGCCCAAGGCAGAGGAGCTATTCAAGCCCTCTAGGAAGATTACTACATTCGAAGTTCCGCCGCATTGCGTCAATGTTTGTGACCTTGATGCTGAACATTCAGTCGTGCAATATCTGGGCAAGAGAAACATCCCTGATGAATCGCTCTGCTATTTTTATTACACCGAAGACTTTGGAAAGACCGCGAAGGAATTCAGCAGCGAATACTCGCTACCAGAAGAACCAAGACTCGTCATTCCCTTCTACGACGAAAACAAGGAACTCATCGGACTCCAAGGCCGTTCGCTTGAGAGAGATTCCAAGATCCGATATATTACTCTCAAGAAGGATTCTGTGGAGAAATTATGGTATGGATTATGGAGAGTAAATCCACAAGAAAGAATCTATATCACAGAAGGCCCAATCGATAGCATCTTCCTGCCTAATGCAGTTGCGATGGTTGGTGCAGCGGGAGATATGAAGCTTCCAGAGAAGATTGCAAACAGCGAGGTGGTTTATGTTTTCGATAATGAAAAGCGCAACAAGCAGATTTGCAGCTTCATGGAAACGGTTATGGAGAAGGGTCATAAGATTCTTATTTGGCCGGATGTTAAGGTCAAGGATATTAACGACTATGTTCTTGCGTTTGGTGATCCGATGGATATGATTAGCAAGAACACCTATTCAGGATTAGAAGCAAAGTTGAGGTATATGCAATGGAAAAAGTAAATGTTCTAGACAAGGGTTTTGTTCGTATGATTGAGTGTATGGGAAGCGATCTGACTGTTGTTAATTCAGCCAGAGTTTCGTTTCATAAGGAAAGCGAATGGGAACATCCAGATAGCCATGTTCCTGCCAATATTCTTTCGGAAAAGGATAAGAAGCTAATTAAGTACCTTGCCCAGCATAAGCACTGGACTCCCTTTGCCCATCCCCAGATCATGCTTCACATCAAGGCCCCAATTTCGATTCGAACTCAGCTTTTTAAGCACAAGGTGGGATTTGTCGAGAATGAAATTTCTCGTCGGTATGTAACCGAAGAACCCGAAATTTACATTCCAAAGTGGCGGTCTAAGCCCACAAATGGAGCAAAGCAGGGGTCAGAAGACTTCATTACCAGCGAAGACACTGTAGCGGCTGCTGAGGCCATGTACTTCGGGGTGGCTAGCGATGCCCTAAAGACCTACAACTGGCTCCTAGAGGCTGGCGTAGCCCCGGAACAGGCCCGTTTTGCCCTACCCCAGGGTACATACACCGAATGGTACTGGACGGGTTCTCTGGCCGCTTACGCGCGGGTTTACAAGCAACGAATCGATCCCCACGCACAATGGGAAGTCCGGGAATACGCTTCTGCTATTGGGCAGCTAATTCAGCCCTGTTTTCCTGTCTCTTGGCAGGAACTGACGAAGTAAACCTTGACTAAATACCCAACACGGCTAGAATGCCACAACTAAAAAAAGGAAATATGTTAATGCCACTACCAACCCCATACCAAAGTTTTATTCATTCCTCCCGCTACGCTCGTTGGATAGAAGACGAAAATCGCCGTGAATCATGGGGAGAGACTGTAAAACGCTATTTTGATTTCTTTGAAGTTCACCTCAAGGAAGCCTGCAACTACAAACTTTCAAAGGATCTTCGTAAGGAACTTGAAACAGCGGTATTGGATTTGGAAGTCATGCCATCCATGCGTTGCCTCATGACCGCAGGCGAGGCACTAGAACGCGACCATGTAGCAGGGTATAACTGCTCCTATGTTTCAACGAGCAAGGTTCGCTCGTTTGACGAGATTTTATACATCCTAATGTGCGGAACGGGTGTCGGTTTTTCTGTCGAAAGGGAATTCGTTGAAAAGCTTCCTACTATTGCTGAAGAATTTACAAATAGCGATACTATTATCGTGGTCGAAGATTCTAAGATCGGTTGGGCTAAAGCCTACCGAGAGCTATTCTCACTACTCATTGGTGGTCAGATTCCGCAATGGGACATTTCAAAAGTTCGTCCTGCTGGAGCGAGACTTAAAACCTTCGGTGGACGCGCATCGGGACCTGAACCTCTGGAAGACCTTTTCAGATTTACCATTGAAACCTTCCGCAAGGCGGCGGGTAGAAAGCTCACTACAGTCGAATGCCATGATATCGTATGCAAAATTGCTGAGATCGTAGTTGTTGGTGGAGTTCGTCGCTCTGCTCTTATCTCCCTTTCATCCCTTGACGATGATCGTATGCGTATGGCAAAGAGTGGTGCATGGTGGGAGAACAATGCTCAACGCGCACTAGCAAACAACTCAGCCTGCTACAAGGAAAAGCCAGACATGGCTACCTTCATGGACGAATGGGTTTCACTCTACAAGAGCAAGAGCGGAGAGCGTGGTATCTTCAACCGTAAGGCCGCAAAGAACCAGATCAAGCGTCTTGGAGATCGTCGTGATCCAAACCACGACTTCGGAACCAATCCTTGCTCAGAGATCATTCTACGCGACCGCGAATTCTGCAACCTATCTGAAGTCGTGATTCGTGCAGACGATACTCCAGATACACTTGCTCGTAAGGTTCGTCTTGCAACTATCCTGGGTACATTCCAGTCTACTCTTACCAACTTCCGTTACCTCTCAAGCGACTGGAAGAAGAATTGCGAAGAAGAGCGTCTACTTGGTGTATCCTTGACTGGTATCATGGATAATGAAATCACCAATGGTCGTGCTGGTGGTGTAGATCTTAAGGATGTCCTTGACCATCTTCGTCATGTCGCAGTTGAAACGAACAAGGAATATGCACATAAGCTAAAGATCAATGAATCTGCTGCCATCACTTGCGTAAAGCCAAGTGGAACGGTCAGTCAGTTGGTTGATGCTGCTTCGGGCATCCATGCTCGTCATGCCAGCTATTACATTCGCCGTGTTCGTGCAGACCGTAAGGACCCAATCTGCCAGTTCATGATCGACAAGGGATTCGTTGCCGAGCCATGTGTAATGAAGCCAAACCACACAATGGTTTTCTCATTCCCCATGAAGTCCCCAGACCATTGCGTAACACGCAACGATATGACCGCAATCGAACAACTGGAGCTTTGGTTGACCTACCAGCAATACTGGTGCGAACATAAGCCAAGCATCACTGTAACTGTTCGTGATGAGGAATGGATGGAAGTTGGAGCATGGGTCTATGCTCATTTCGATGAGATCAGCGGGATTTCATTCCTTCCACACTCAGATCACACTTACCGTCAGGCTCCATACGAAGACTGCACCAAGGAGCAGTATGAGGCACTACTGGCTAAACTTCCTGCTGATGTTGATTGGTCAGAACTATCTAACTATGAAAAGGAAGATAACACTACCGGAACCCAGACTTTTAGTTGCACCGCAGGAGCCTGTGAGATTGTGGATTTGACTAAATAAGGTATGGATTATAGACTGAAACTAGTAAAATTTTTAATTGAAAAAGCAAAAAATACTCCTCAAACTATTGAGGATGTCTATAAAAAACTATTGAGTAACATTACTAATGTAACTCAGGAAGAGGGTAGAGGAGCATCAGCAGAGCATATAATGCGATTGGTTCATGCCGTTAGATCTGGTAAAGTTGCACACGATCTTAATAAAGATGATGAATTTATAGAAACATTTGGTGAACTATCTCAAAAACGCGCAAGTGAATCAGGAAGTGTTGGATCAAAACTGCCTGATGCTATAGAATTTGGTGTGGATGAAAGTGGAAAACTCATAAAAAAACCTATAGATGTAAAATTAACTACTACTAAAATTTATTCCTATGCCCCAGCAGAGCTTAGAAAAGAATTAGGCACTGAAGAAACATGGGATGAAGCTTTAGGGGCAGTTCGTAGAGCAGCAAAAAGATTAGGATCTAAAAAAACAGTAAGATCTCCTGGGCAAGATCCACTAAGTGTGTTAGATAACAAATATAAAGGAAAATCTACTAAAGAATTAACTGACCTTATAAGAAGTCAAGAAAAGGAAATGGAAAAATTTGATGATGCAAGAAAAAAAATTATGGATCTTACTAATACAGAAACAGCTAAACATATTATGTCGGCATTTATGTTTCCAAACAGAAAAACATCAGATCCAAACGATAAAACCACAGTTGTAGCACCTATAGCAAGAGGTGCTGATTATATTACTTTTGCTGATAGAAGTATAATACCAGGAGCTAAACCAGCGTCAGTCACATGGACATTCGGCAATAAACGAATTCCTATTAGGATTCCAAAACCTGTCCTTTTAGATGCTCTTGGAGGAGTTTTACCTAGACATGGAAAACCTGTAATAGCTACACTACAAACAGCAGAAAGAGAATTAGAAGGCAAAAAGAGAACATTGTTAACTCCACCTAATATACAGGCACAAATAACTGTTGCTGGATCAATTGGAGGAAAAGAACAAAAAGCAATTAAAGATGCTGATGTTAGAGGAGAAATGGAACATATTAATATAGATGATGATATGTTATCTGTACTAAAAACTAAGATTGGACATAACACACAATTGCATGATGCCATTCTTGCACATGTGGGAGGTTTCAAAAAATCATCATAAATAATATGTGATAATCGCTGGTATTGATTACTCTTTAACCTCCCCTTGCATTTGCATTTTTAATGGCAGATTGCATGGGGAATTTTGTTATAAGAACTGCTCTTTTTACTTCTTAACCGATACTAAAAAGAATGCCACGATGTTCAACAACAATATTCGTGGGGAACTATTTCCCGATTACACAGCAGAGTGTGGTAGATACGATAGCATTTCTGACTGGGCAGTTGAACTTCTAATCGGAAGCGAACAAGTGGCTCTTGAAGATTATGCATATGGAGCCAAAGGAAGAGTCTTTCATATAGCAGAGAATACGGGAATCTTGAAGTACAAGCTTTGGCAACAGTCAATTCCTCTTGATGTTATTCAGCCAACCAGAGTCAAGAAACTTGCCAGCGGAAAAGGAAATGCTAGTAAGCAGGAAATGTTTGAGGCATTCGTAAAAGAGACTGGGACTGATTTAAGAATTCACTTTGACCAGATAGGAAAAGAAGTCAAGAATCCTATTACGGATATCGTTGACTCCTTTTACATCTGCAAAGCTATTTATGATAATCAATTAACTTCTAATTAAAGAGAATATCTAGATTTTTCGAATCTTTCCATTGCTTTTCTATCTCTTTCAGCTCTTTCTGCTTTCAATCTTTCTGTTGCAACAGCTAGTTTCTTTTCAAATTCTACTTCAGCTTTTGTTTTTCCACCACTGGCTATTCTTTCATTTTCTTCCTGCTCTGTTTCAAAACCATATCTTTTAGCCAATTGTTCAGGAGTAGAACCTGTCCCCATTTCCTTTGTTATTTTTTCTGCTGTTTCTCTTTCTACTTGACTAGCAGATTTTCCTGGAGCCAATCCTCCAGGAATTCCTGTAGGATATCTTTCAGCAAATCTTTCTTCTGCTGCTGCTCTCAATTCTGTTGGAGTTTTTGGTTCTGGCTTGGGAATTCCTTTTCTTCCCAATCCAATATCCAACCCAACTACTGCATCAACACCTTTTGAAAATTTAGAAAGCATTGATTCGTTTGATTTTGCATCTTCAATAGCTTTTTTATTTTTTTCTATCGCAGCCTTGTAAGCCGGAATCATTTTAGCAATTTCAGGATCTTTAGCAGTTTCAGGATCAGATGCATTTTTTAACAATTGTTCAGTAGTCTTTAATCTAGTCTCAAGATCTTTTACAGTTCCTCTTTCTTCATAACCAGATTTCATGACATTTGATGCAACTCCATAAGGAGCTGTTGCAATAGCTTCAAGGCCACCCGCAACTGCTCCCATCCCTGCTCCTACGGGACCACCAATTAATCCACCTATTACAGTACCAGCCAATGCGGAATAACCAATATTTTTAAGTTCTGATTTTACAACATCTGACCATTCACTTGGTTTAAATTGCCATTGTGGATCTTGATACATGTCATAGTAATCCATTCCCATTCTAATGCCTAAATCAATTCCTCCACCAAATGGTGCTCCCTTTCCAAGAGAGCTAACAGGAGGTTTTCTCATTCCGGGTATACTTCCCTTAAGATCACCTAGAACATTGACTGTTTCATCTTTTACACCTTTACCAAAGTCATAAAAAACAGACTTTCCTGGTTCTTCTATTTGTGGTGTTGGTTGTTTTGGTGTTGGTTGTTTTGGTGTTGGTTGTTTTGGTGCTGTTGTTGAAGGTTGAGTTTCTGCTGCCATTCTTCTACCAGTTTCAGCTCTAGCAGCCTCTGCTCTATCAGCTTCTGCTCTTGCCTTAGCAGCTTTTTGTTGTTCCTCAAAAGAAGCTCTTTGTTCTCGTCCTCTTTTTGAGGATTCTTCCTTTTCTGCTTGTGTTGTAGCTTTTTCTGCTCTAGCTATTTCCTCTTTACTTGCCTTTTCTCTAGCTGCTTGATCTCTAGATAAGATCATATCCCCTAAAGCTTTATCTGCTTCAGCATCATTTGGAAATAAAGATTTACCTGTTTCATAAAATCCAGCAATTGAATCTTCAGGATTATCTAGTATTAATCTATTAATTTCTTCATCGGAAATTCCTCGTCCCGATAATTCTTGTTTTAATCTTTCGATATGTTCTTTTGTTTCTATTAAAAATTGCTTAAAAGAATACATTATTCGCCCTTTTTCTTAGTAAAGAATTCCTTATAGCCCCATGCAACTACCAAGAAAAGAATAGGCAAATACCAAATTACCCAGCTATAATCATCCTTAACCATCTTATTGTTTTCAATCTGGCTCTTGATGTCCAGCATGATAACATTGTCACCAGTTATGTCTGGGACGATTTCTGGAGTGGTATCGCATCCTGCAAAGACAAGTGCTAGAACTAAAACTATTGCCCAGATCTTCTTCATGACTTCCTCCCTGCGGCAGCAGTACCAAAGTAGAAACCAACAATCGCTACGAGTATTTGACGATTCTCAGATGTATAAAGATATCCATTGATTTCAACGAAATACTTCTTAGCAGTCTCTGGGAATAGGCCAAACAGTGCTTCAGGATTTGTCGAGTCTACTTCAACGAAGGTTGGAACACCGAAGAATGGTAGAATGAAAGGAGCAGCAATGGTTCCAAAGAGAACAGTTAGAACTATTAGCTGACGAACACCCTTGCCGACATCAAGGGGAACTCTTTGAGCCGCCTTATCCTGATTTTCGGTTGTCTGCTTGTTGGCAGCAATTAGGCGTTCAAATAGCTCTTTTTGATCCTGGCTCTTCTGAGCCATGAATCGAAACAAAAATCCAGTAAGGCTTCCGCCTATCAATGAAATCAACTCAGTCGGCATAATAACCTCCGAGATTATTTATATTATGATTATTCTTCTATTTCGTCTTCAAGAGGCTTTCGTTTGAAAAGCTTCTTTTTTTCACGGTAAGGGTCTTTTAATTCTTTTTGTTTTGGTCCAATAATATCTGTGATTAAAAGACCAGCAACATCCCCGCCACCAACAGTCATATCTTCAACTAGAAAATCTATTAAAGAAAAGCCCTCTTTCAGGCAATGAGTTTCAAGTAAATATAGAGATTCGTGTGGCTCTATTTTATATTTGTGCATCTCATTTAAGAAAAGATCTAAAATAGCTAACTGATTATTTAAAGATGCTTTGACTCCTGGATTAGGAACCATTCCCAAAAACTTCTTCAATTTTATTATGATTATATCAAGAGGATCTATTTTATTAGCTCTTACTAATAGATCAAAATCTTGTTTAAAGTTGCCTTTATTATCAATATAACCTTTTTGGAACGCATCTAAACTGGTAAAAGGTGATGCTAAAAGAGTTAGAAATTTATATACAGTGAAAGATCTTACTAGAAGAGCAGAGGTTGAAATTGATTCATTTAACATTTTTCTTTATCAATCTTTCTATTCTTACATCTGGCTGAATTAGCTCCAAGTTAACCTCTGGAATTGATTTAGGTAAAATTCCTAAATCGATAAAAAATGTTTTAAGAAATCCGTGGTATTTTTTTTCTATTTTAAAGAATAAAATTCTAGTAGCAGTTTCTATTCCAAAAACATTCGTAAGAATAAGTATATGATTTTTTATTAGATTATCTTTTAATTGTCTTTCAGTTTCATATTTAAGAAATAATCTCTTTATATACTTTATTCTTTTTATATCATCATTGAATTCATCTATAGAAATGCATGATGGATTGTTATAATTCAATTTAACAAATAATTCAAAATTTTCTTCCGTCAGCATGTCTGTTGATTTCATTAATTAGGAACTAAAGAAAAATCAAATTTGTATAAGCTGCTTGGTGTCATTATTACATCAATTATTAATGTAATTCCTTTACCATTATTAAATTCTTTAATGCCGTCAGTCACTAAGAAACCGTCTTTCAAAAGATCATGTTCTGGTGTAGTACCAAATGTTCCACCAAATCTGGTTAATGGGAACTGATTTGGACCAGGAACTAACTTTGTATTGGAATTAAAATTAAAATCCAATCCCATGATATTCATTTTTGCTCTTAAAAGGGCTAGTGCTCCTCTTGGTTCGATATATTCCCTACCAGCAAATGTTGATAAGAAAGCTTTGATTCTATTTAATTGAGTATCATTTTCTATACGATGAACACCAAAATCACTTGCAGCTGTTCTAGTGGTTTTAGTTGGTTGAAATGGTTCTCCAAAACCACCTCCATCAAATGATTCAGACTCAATCAGATTTATGATATCTTTAAATTTTTTCATTTAGTTCCTTTGCTTTATTTATCAAATTTTTAAAGTATTCCAAACGGAGTTTTGTGTTACTAAATCTATTTCCAGTCTTTAATACTTTTTCTACTGGAAGATCATCTTCCATTTTTTCTGGTTTGAAGGCAGCTTGATTGAGCATTTTTGCTTCTTCTGGATCAGAATCAACATCTTGAGCCGAATCAACATAAGGAGCTTCATTTTCCTTTAAAGTTCTCCATTTACCACCTTTTTTCTTATAGCACTTTGCAGCCCAAGCATTAGCATAAGCTGATGGATATACATCAAATTTTGCCTTTGCTTTAGATTTACATGCAGACCAAGCTTTTTTATTCTTTGGAGCATTCTTTTCAAGAAGTTCCATAAAATAATTAATTTCTCTGGCTTCTCCTAGAAGTTGATTGACTGACTTATATTGTTCATTGACTCCTGTATCAACATTGATTGGCTTCTTTCCCTTACCACCAGAACCTTTTTTACCTCTACCAGCAGCAGATTGCGCTGCTCTTTTTCGTTCAACGAAGCTTCCTATCTTTTCTTTTCCTAACTTGGCAGCTTTTTGCTTTGATAGGCAAGCAGCGTATGGTTCACCCTTCTTGGCATCACCACATTCGCCTACTCGTTCGCCTTTGCTGTTGTAGCGGTCCCAGCCTGGTTTGCCACCAGCAGATTCATCATGAAACCATTTGCCAAGGCCAGAATTGCGGTAAACTTCATTTATGTATTTCATTATTTCTCCAATGATATCTGGTGGCTCAATTGAACTTCTATTCTATCTTTTGCGTGTACCATTTCAGTTGCTACAATTTGTTCTTTTACTTGATCCACTTTTTCATCACTGCACCAGTGAACAATCAAGTAACCTACATTCATTCCACGATTTACAAGTGGAACTGCCATGTA